CTATATATATAATACTTTTCTATGAGAATGTTAACCTATTTTATTTGATCCGATGTTATATTTCGGTACTAGTTCCCAGTCTTTCTTCTCTTTGTGTGGCAGGATCTTTATCTGTGATAATGGGGCTACTGGATCTTGAGTCATAGATTCATCAACCACCTTAATTAAGCCCCACTCGGCTAATAGATTTACGATTGTATTTCTTCTCGCTTTGTCTTCCTCTGAGAACGATGATTGTTTTCCATCGAGAATAAAGAGCTCCTTGAAGTGCGTGATATAATATTTTCCTTTTTTATGAAGTATATGACACGACTGATAGAGCTTCCTCTCCTTACGAGAGGCTACGCCAATGCGAGTAAGAGTCTCTTTTACCTTGAGAAAATCATCGGTTTGAGGCAAAGTAACCTCAATTAAAGTTTCAACACTCATTTCATTACTCCACCTTTTTCTTGTTCTTTTTTCAAAAGAGTAATCTGTGCATTAGATAATATATTGAGATATTGTTTTGCTACTCTCTTACTGCATTGATAAGCATTACAGATCAGTTCTATATTACCATTGTCTTCTTTCTTGGGCCACTTCTTGAATCTCTTTCGTGGCCTCAAGATATTTATATAATAACAGAATTGTGGTTTGTTATCTAGATGCCACAGCGCATTGATATCATTAGCGTGTAGTATTGTGTCTGGGAAATTAGAGAAGGTCTTATTAGTTAACCAAGGGTCATATCCTTTCTCAGCCAACTGATCGTTCTCTGTGCCAGTCATCAAGTCTTTCTTAGTGTGAGAAACAGCATTGATGTAATCAAATGGACTCATCACTTGAACTCTGCTTGAAGCATGATCTCAGTCAGACACGCTGTCATGTTGATCTCAGGGTCAGCAACGAATGCGTGCTTGTACTGATACTCACCAATAGCTACGACTACACCAGGTACACTGTTAGGCTTAACGTACTCAGCACACTTATCAAAGATGTCCCTGAAGATGACAGAAGAGTCTGTGTCTGAGTTATCAAAGACCCACTTACGCATGCTGTCAAAGTCTTTAGCCTTAAGCATCTTCATAAGGGATGTAAGGTTCTCGTCCTTCCAGTTCTTTAGGATGCCAGAGTCAATATTACCAGTAGCAGAATAACGCTGTAGCTCATTAAGGGTTCTGCGCCAATCAGGGAAATGCTTCTGTATAACCTCTGCAATAACTCTCTTATCATAGTCAACACCTTCTTCCTTTAGGATATACTCGACACGCTTCATGAATGCCATAGCCATTTTGGCTTTGATCTTCTTGTCGAACTTGAAGTCAACAACAGAGCACCGAGACTGCAGCGGCTCGATGATACGGTTCTTGAAGTTACACGTGAGGATGAACCCACAGTTGCTTGAGTACTCTTCCATGAAGTTGCGAAGAGCAGGCTGAACAGAGTTGGCGTTCATGTAGTCTGCTTCGTCGAGGATGACGTACTTACGCCCACCACTAAAAGAAACAGAAGAAGCAAAGTTCTGGATCTCTACACGAAGCACATCAATGGATCGACCTTCGTTCGAACCATTGATAACAATGTAGTCAGCTCCAAGCTCTTCACATAGAGCACGGGCAACAGTAGTCTTACCAATACCAGCAGTACCAGTAAGAAGCATGTTAGGGATATTGTTTTGATCAACAAACGTCTGGAACGTCTGCTTTAACTCATCAGGAAGTATCGTCTCCTCAATAGTACGAGGGCGATACTTCTCTACCCAGAGAAAGTTCTCTCTCATAATAAAGCTCCATAATATAAAGTATCAATGTATTATATAGTAAGGGGAGGGATTTGTAAACCCTCCCCCTCACAATTAATTCCCGGCAGCTTCAGAGTTAGTCTTCTTTGGTAGAGACTTTGCAACAGTCTCTGCAGGAGCTTCTGTCGTAGCACCCTGAGCTTTCTGCTTCTCTTGAACAAACTTCTGAACAGCTTCAACGAACTTCTCTCGAACCTCAGCAACGCCCTTCAGCTCTTCACCACGGAATGCCCCGCGCTGAGTAACAATGTCGATGATCTTCACAACATTGTCAAAGTCTTGCACTGTAATATCAGCCATAATTATTAACCTCCAAATTTGGAATTGGATTCAACGGCGATCCAATATGATACGTTCTCGTTAACGAAGTTAGATAGCCCAGTGGAAGATATGCTCACCATATAATCCCCAGGCATCAGCTTGATGTTTTCAACCTTCACGCGAAGATTGAAGTCTTTACCGGTGGTGTTATCTCCAACACTGACCCCGTAGCGATCAGACGTAGGATTCTTATGATCCATAGCCTCGAGTACTACTTCTCCATCCTTACCAGTAAAGGAGATCTCAGGAAGCTGAAGGATTGATGCAGCCTTCATTACGTCCTGAATGTTTGCCCACGTGAGTTTAACATTGACTTCACACGGAGGCATGTTCAGTTCCTTTTCAGGAGGCTGAACAATCATAGAGGGCTCGGTCAGTGTATAGTTAACCTTCTTCTTACCCTCAGTGATAGCAATTGTCTTCTCGTTGAAAGTGACCGTAGGCTTATCAAACAGAGAGACTGTTCCAAGGAACCGAGAGAGATCATAGATTGCTGCAGTAGACGTAAACTCGCTGTCCACTTCGGCGACTGCCATGATAGTCTTCTGGTTTGAGATTGTACGAATCTTCTTTCCCGGCTTCAGCACGATTGACGGGTTGATAGCCGAAAAGTTCTTCATAACATTAAGTGTTCGCTCAGTCAACATAATATATATTATCCTTTCTTTCGTTTTTTCTCGGCACGGCGATCCGACCGATTCTTACCATCATCATAAAACTTCTTGTTAGACTCCTTAGAGGCAGTAGGTGATGCCTGAATAGCAGCAAGAGCACCGAGACTACCACCAAATACATATGTACCCATATGCTTTAGTTCCATCCAAGGACACATCCAAACCCTCATACCAGCCTTACGAACATTCTGACAGAACATATAGTCCTCAGAGAGATAACGCTTAGACTCTGGGTCAATGATGCAGTCGAAGTAAGCCATGATCTCACGAGAACCATCAAACGCCTCGGTTCGAATATGGTCAGGTAGATAATGATATTCTGGATATGCCTTCTCATACTTCTCAAACGTAGAACGAGGGATAAGCATGAACCCTGTCCCAGCTTCCTGAACCTCTACTGGTTGATCGACCCTAAACGACTTTGTCCCTGACACAGGATTGAACACGTAATCACCCACGAAGTTCTCTAGCTTGAACGGACTCTCGTCAGCATATCCCTTCTCGACAGCGATCTTGATCTTCTCCCAAGAGATTGACTTCTTGGGGTAAGGACCAGTGATGATGTTGATGTTATCCGGATCCTGAGTCATCAGTTGAAGCATGACAAAGATGTCCTGCGGGTGAAACCCAATGTCTGCGTCGATGAACATCAGGTGGGTTGCGTCACTACGAAGGAACTCGTCTACGCAGTAGTTGCGTGCACGAGTGATCAGTGACTCATTGAAGAGGTAGTAGAACCTGAGATTGACACCATAGTTAGCTGCGTAGATTGACAGATCATTAGTTGACTTACAGTACATACCTGCACACATTCCGCCATACATTGGCGTTGCCACCATGATCTTACACTTTCTGAGTTCTTCAAGATTGATTTTAATTTCCATTATTTTCTCCATGCTGTAGATCATGATTATACAACGCAATGATTGCATAGTGAATAATTTTCATGAGATCTTTTCGGTTATACCCATCTTTCTTACCGTAACGCTGAGCATACTTCATTACGTTACCGATGCAAAAGCCTTCACCATGACCACCGTCGATGATGAACTCAGTTGCTTGGTATTTGTTTGTGGAATAGTGTTCACCGTAGGTACCATCAATATAGTTCTTGATCTCATTGATAAGATCACCTTCATTATACTTATAATTAATCATAATATGTAATCCTTACACTCATTTATCTTTTTGCTCACATACTCAGTATCATTTATCTTTCTATTCAAGCCAGATGGATGTGGCATGACAAAAAAGTTTGTGTAACCAAACTTCTTTAAGTAGTTGGATACTTTATCTCCCCAACATATAATCCTATCATATTGATCCAATATTGTACATAGAGATCTCTTGTCATTCTCATCCAATGTTTTGAGAGTAAAATCCCACTTAGGATCAGATGACATGTTGGTGAACGAGTAGTATGAGATACCAATCTCGTCACACCATTTGTTAAACCTCTTCACAGAAGCACCAGTGCCAGGGTTCAATCCAACAACAATACACTTGGTCAATTCATTCTCCTGAATATAGAGTCATTCTCGAGCCTTTGTTTCATTGGATCTCTTCTTATCTGATCAGTCTTCAGAGGGCGTTTGTCTCGATCTAAGATCTCCCGTGGAACGATATCTTTGAAAGTCT